TACAGTTCATCTTCTTCAACATCTAAGCGGGAAATTTCACTGCTGTAGATTTCTGCGGATATTCTACCCTTATTAAAAGCCCTATCCAGAAAACCCATTGTTTTACGAAGAGACTCAACTTTTTGGGCTACATTGCCAACATCAGTAACTAAGCCCTCAAGCTCTGCCCCAACCTGACTTGCGTTAGTTGATACTATAATTGAAATGTCAGTCACTGTTCATAACCCTCATATAAATGTTGTCTATCCGTTTTACAGCTTCCACCTCCCAAGGGGCTAGTGGGTTCTGAGTAACTTCTTTCCAAGCCAGTAGTTCTGTGTAGGTTATCGGGTTCGGGCCGTTGAAACCTGTTGTTCTAGTGTTGTTTAAAGCAATAAAGGCAGACCAGATATGAGACAAAGGTTCTGGGAAACCTACTGGCGGCTCCAACTCCTTAATACTCTTACCTGTCTGCCTCTCTACTTGCTCTAAATGTTCTCTTTGCGTAGTACCGCCTTCGTCAGTCTTGTTTAGATTAAACGTAAATTCAGACCAATCGCAAAGGTTAGATACTACTTCTTCGTAAAATCCAAGGAGGAATTAAGTACCTCCTCAATTTGATCCTTGATCCAAAACACCTTTTCATAAATCTCAGGTGCTTTAGTAAGTTTAGGCTTCTCACCTCCGTAAGTGATGTTCCAAGACTTTGTAGCTTTAACTAGAATGTCTAAGCTGGATTCTTCTAGGTCTTCTGCGGTCAATGCAAAGTCTTTATTACCTTTACCCTTAACCTTTTTTAACTGCTTGTTCGTTTGGATGTGTACAGCAGCTTTATAAGCCTTAGAGTGGGTGGCATGAAGTTCAATAGTCATTGGAGACTTATCTTCATTAAGTAGCACTTCCTCAGTGTTTGGGTGCTTAAGTACAACTTCAATAGTGTCTTCTTTTGGTGTTAGGTCTAACAGGTCCATTCGGGTATTCCTTTAGTGTTACGAGTTTTATGTTTTATAGTTAGTTTATTCGGGTTAGAGAGTTTAACAGTGGGAGCAGCCACCCGACAAGCCACCCCCACCTACCTACCGAAGTAGGATTACGTTGTGTCTGGGCGTTTGATTACGAGGTTGCTACCCTCAGTTTCATCGTAAAGGGCTACAAAAGAGCACTCAACAAAGCGACCTTCTGGTCCAGACACGGAGGTGTCAGCAGAGTTAATCTTAATCTTAGGGAACTCAAAAGTGTACTCATTGGTTCCTTCTGGGTTATTAACTGATACAGTAAGGGCTGTCTCTGTCTCACCCAAGAAACGGTTAATCAGGGCCAAATCAGTAAAGAAGGCAGTAAACGTACCCTCAACAGTAGCGCGGCCATAGTTAAGGCAGACAGGGCCATCATCACCAATGACAAAGCTAGGCTCAAACGCATTGTCGATGCTAAAGTCTAAGGCTGTCACAATAGTAGAGGCAGTGGGGGCTGCATCCCAATCTCCGATAGCCACATCACCGGAGTAGGCATCAAAAGGAACACCTCTAGTGATGAGGGAAGGGTCCACTTGACTTGTTTGAGCACTTGCAACCTCCATATCCTCACCAATCATAGAGAAGGTTGTAGTAACCATCTGATTAGGGGCAATGGAAACAGACATAGAGCTTACTGTTTGACCAGTAAAGAGGCGCGCCTGTGAAATATCAGCAGCAAAATCTTCAATAGAGAAGAATTTAGGAGTAGTACCAACCTTAAGTTCATCTGGGCCAGCGGGGGTGTTATCCCACACACCGAGCATAGCAGATTCCAAGAAGGCGTCATATTCACCCTCACGAAGGTCAACTACAATATCACCCGCAGTTTGGCGGTTACCGTGACGATCTACGCGAGGCATACGGTCAGCTTGAATGTCTGTACCTTGTAGTCGTTCTTTGCTTAGGTTCAAAGATTGAGTAGAAAAGGGAAGGTTAGTGTAAGAACCAGAGGCCTTAGTGCCATAAGTAGTTTCAACGCCGTAAGATAGGCTAGAGCGTGAGCCTTGTGCAGTGCATGTCATTTGTTAGTCTCCTTAAGAGGTGTTAGTTATAGATGTACCATCCAATTCGGACGGGGATACAGTAGTGTGAGCCTCTTTGAGTACCAAGGTCTCTTTCGGCATATCGGATACAGATGGTAGTTCCATTATTAGTTATATCGGTTGTAGCCTCAAAGGCATCTAGGATTAAGTCAGCTAGATCATCCCCTGTTGCTGGTCCATTACCTTCTGGTACATAACACTCAACTAAGAAGTACCCTTGGTAGTACATCTGAGGATTAAGACCGCGTACAGCAGGTTCTCTTAGTGATGGAACCATTCTGACTTTAAGGTAAGGGGAATTAGTAGTGGGGTTAAAGCTGACATTCTCCCATGCAACATCTGGGATACCAACTACAGCGTTAAGGTTAACTTCAAAGGTTGATCTTATTTCTTCGTATATGCTTGCCATGTTATCTAAACCTATCCTTAGCCTTACCGAAGACTTGATGTTCTATCTCTACCTCTGTAGCATGAGGAGCACCATTCTTAAATTGAACCTTATTAGACTTAAGCACTTCAATACTATCAATGTCGCTTATCATATTGGAGAAGGCTGTATTTTGGGAGGCTACTAGATCAGCACTATAAGGTTCTCTACCTTCCGAGGAGACCCTACGTATTGATCTACCTCCAGAAGTATCTACGGAGAAACTCTCAGTATAAGCGCCTGTAGATACTGGGGAAGCAGTGCTTAGAGTGCCAGCAATTTGTACTAACCTCTCTCTTAATACTTCCTCAGTGTCATCCATAGCATCCTGTATCTTACCCTTGATAGAGGATTGGTTAACGTAGACACGCATTATTCTCTTACCTGACAAATATAACAAACTAAGGTGCTAGAGTTATATATCTTTTGTACTGCCTTGATAACTACCGTATCTCCTACAGTAACAAGTTGATCTTCATTATCTGGCTCAGGGGTAGTAGTACCAGAAGTGTCCCTAGCAGCAATGCAAACTTTACGGTCACCCATTAGGATACTATCATTGCCTAGTTCACTTAGCATATAGTCTGCAAAGTAAGCCATGACAGTTACGTCAGTGTCCGTTACAGACCCTAGAGAACCTGTGCTGGGGTCGTATGTACCGGAGGACTTCTTACGCAATGTGACAGGCTGTCCGCGCCTCTCCAATAGGTTCTGCATGTTACTAGACAACATTTCAATACTCCCCAGTATAATCCGCATCTAGGAATGAGAATTGGTCCCTACGAATAAGAGAACCGGAGCGATCTGTATTAGCTTCTACAGTCTCCATACGAGCCTTGGATACACCACCAGCAGCAAAGCCCAATCCACCAGAGACTAGCTTAGCTTGTGAGTCAAGGTCAGAGGATAGATCGCCATAGTGTTTCTGTAGCTGCGAGTAACTCTCTGACAGTTGACCATCTAGTTCTACATCTACAAGTCTGGAGTATTTAGCAGCAAGAACCTTTGCCATCCAACTTGCAGCAGCATAAACATTGTCACCGCTTTGGGCTAAGGCAAATAGAATCTCGCTGTCTTTTGTTTGAGCATCATTCGAATCAGTATCACCAACAAGTAATCTGACTGCACTAAGGCGACCCGATGGGGTATCAGTGCCAAGGTTCGTTTCGTCGTAACTGAAAGCCATTTAGTCGCCTCTTTATTTACTCTGTGGGGGTTTCGTCGGTAGTGATATACTTGGTATTTGCACGATCAAGGAGATCATCACGAATAGCTGTATACTCTTCCAAAGCCCAATGGTTCCTATTGATCCAAGATCGTAGGATACCACGTTGCTTCTCTAGAATCTTTGATTGCTTAATTCGTTTGTCTTGGAACTCTTTGGTGGTTACACAACGCTTCTTAAGCACATCATTCATCTTACGAATAAGCTGGTACACTTCATCAGAGTTTAGTTCACCAAGACGGTCGCCTACTTTTTGCTGCACTTCACGCGCACGGTCATGGTGTAGACGATTAGTATTAAACAGGGTCATAACCTTCAAGCATAGGTTATGGAAGTCTTCACTACGACAAGGTTGATCTGTCCAGTTAAACTCTTCCCCAGCCTTCCATTGTTTATTAAACATGAAGAAGGATTGCTTTACGAACACAGGCCAATCAACCTGCCACCCAAAAGCATTGTCTTTCATATATTGCTTATAGTTTGCATCCATTTTAGGTATGCTCCTTACTATTGATTATTATTATTTAGGGTGGTGGCCCCCTGATAGTTACAACCGAGGGCCACCAGCAATTAGTTTAGGCGATAGCGGAGTTAATGAAACCACCCAAGTCAGCACCAACAATTTTCATGTCGTATGCCATCTTAACGTGAATTTCCTCTTCGATACCTTCTACGCGCAGGAAGTCACCTGTGAATGACTCAACGGTCAGACCCAAGTTAGAAACACCCGGCAGAGAGTTCCATGCGTATGTGAGGCCAGCAGCAGGAGTACGCAGACCAGCAGAGGAAGGTGTGTAGCACAACAGTACCGCATCAGAGCCGATAAAGGCATTAGATTCAGCAGCACCCTCAGCAGCAGTGTTCTCTACTGATTCCATAACGAACAGACGTTCAACTTCGAACATCTCTGCGATCTTGGACTTAGAAACCATTGCTGGGTTGTTGACAGTAGCACCACCATTAATACGGGCGATAATGTCTGGGTGATCCATCAGTACGTCATATACTGACTTGGACATAACCATTGTGTTAGGCTTGAAACCACCAGACTTAAGCTGGATAGCTGTGGAAAGACGACGAATATCTACGATAGGTGTAGAGTTAGTGTAGTCATCCCAGTTAACTGTTGCAGTAGCACCTTCGCCACCGGATGCAACACCATCCCAGTTTGTACCCCATACGTTATCAACGAAGAAGTTAGACACGAAGTCCTTTTCACGGTCAATAAGCATGTTGTGTACAAGCATCTGAGCGCCCATTGAACGGGTCTCAAGAGCAGCATCTTCGTTTGCCAAAGTCTGGACATCGAAGTCAGTAGCAAGACCAAACACGTCAGCGAAGTAGTTGCTGTTCGAGAGGGTCATACCAACGCGCTCTGGACGTGTACGTGGTGCCAGTGCCTTACGGTTACCTGAGCGGTTAAACTCAGCGCGGTTGTAGATGTAATAC